TTACTTTCCCTCGGTCACTCCATGCTTCTTATTGAGCGTACTTAACTCGTCCTTACTAAAACCAAGAGATAGAAGAAGCTGATCTGTTTGTGTTTCGGGTAACCCAAGATCGATAGCCGATGTGTACATCTTCTCGCGATCTGTAGCGTTTGTAGGCATCGTATTTTTGCCTGTAGGCTGCCCTGACGAATCGAGAACTGGAGTACCGTATAAGCGGCTAATAGCGCCATACGCTTGATCTAGATTCATGCCATTGTATGCACTGCGGTTCGTCTGGGACATCTCCCAATCCAAGCCTGCCCACTGGCGAGCACTATTATCTTTATACTGTTGTTCATTAAGATTTTGTGCTGCCCATTGAAGAGCATTCTGCATGCCGAATTGCCGAACCTGCTCATTAAACTGATCTAGCCATTGCTTGTCAGAAACGGCATCTCGACCGGCCGTATAATTATAGGCGCGATCAGACTCAAAAACACCGCGATCATATTGCTTGCCAGCCAATGTCTGCTGTCCAGCATTCGCATTTTTCGCAAGGCTGCCCCATGTCTGCGTTGGGCCAGAGCCTAAATTACCCGTTTGCCCGACCATATCCATATAAGCATTCCAGTTACTTTGTTTATTGGCCAAATCCATTTCTTGACCAGCCAGCGTTCTTGTACCTGCATAAGGATTAGCTGTTACATTTGCTGCTGAAACATTTGCCCCAAGGGTCGACGTATTCACCCCCATCGCTTGAAGCTGCGAGCGGATAACATCCGCCTGCCCACTAAGCTGCGCACGATCTGTCGCCGTAATTCCTTTTGTCTCCGCTTGTTGTTTTAAACCGATGAGCTGCTGGATAAGCTGCTGTGAACCGGCTGGCATATAGTTTCCCGTTAAGCCTGCCTCCGTTACGGATTCATTAAACTGATCCCCACGAAGTGCTCGTGCTGTATTTAGTAGATTGGCGGCATTAGCCAAACGGTCTTGATATTGCGCATAAGCCTGTTGGCGATATTCAGGAATATATGCTGCCGCTTCCTGCTCAGCTCGCTGTTGAATTTGACCTAGCTGCGACGAAGTCAGACTGCTATTTAAAATACCCTTTTCGTTAGCCGTCTCCATAGCGCTTTTACTTGCATCGCCTGCACGAATTTGTGCCAGCTGCCGCTGTGCCTGATAGCCGGCATCAGTCTCAGGATCGTAGCTAAAGGGTGTCCCCGTAAGACTTTCAAGCGCCGCATACTGCTCCGCACTCTTGGCTTGCCAATCATTATATTGAGGCGTTGAAAAAGAGGGGGTTGGCTGAGTGGTCGTCGGAGCTGGTACGGGAGTTACTTTGGGCACAACCGGAGTAAAGATTCCTGTCCCCGGATTTTGAGATGCTGACGAACCAGATTTAGCCCTTAAATCAGGCAATATTGGATCTGCTTTCTTCTTTTCTAGAGTGTTAGTCTGCAACGTCGCATTTGTTGTATTAGCCGCCGTGGTTGAACTAGGAACACTGCTTTTAGCTAATTGGGCCTTTGCCCAAGCTTGCTGGCCCGCATTAGCCGTTCCACCCGCAGCCGTCTTGCCCGCTGCCATATTTGTCAAATATTGATTTTGATTTGTGTTTACTGTCACTACTCTCACCTCCAAAAATAATAAAAAAAGCCGTTTATTTAACGGCTGGCTTTACGGTTCCTCTTTGCTTCAATGAATACTGCTCTAAGAACTATTGCTAAATCAACTATCTCTAATCGCCTTCACTCCTGATCGGGTGTAGACCCTAATTGGGCTAGCCTTCGCATCACTTGTTGCCAACAGCTCAAATGCGCCAACGCGTGTTGGAGTTGTTATTCGCATGGAGGAGCTTCCAGATTCCAGAATACTTGGATGATAGATGGGCAGTCTATGCACACGAGAGGTTCCCTTCACATTCAAAAACTCTAGCGTGTGGTTTAAAAGCAAAGACAATGCGCTTAATATTTCCCCGCCCCAATAGGTATACCAAATATCATTACTAGGATCGACAGACCATGTCCCGCCTACTTGGCTGGTCGGTGTATTGGGGTCAACATAAAACCTGTCCAAATACCTTAAGCTTCTGGTAATAATGGTAATAATGACAGAATCATCTCCTCCTGCCAGATGGGCATACAGCGCTGTGCGCAGTAATAAACCCGCCATATGTGTCTCATCATAGTTTCCATAAGGAGCTCCATTTGCAGGAAAATCGGTTAAAATTTTATTCTGACTGCTGGTCCAGTACCTATTAATCATATGGAGAAAATCCAGTGTCAAGGTTGCGGCCACTTGATTATCGGGGTCCAAATACCATGTCCTAGCTACCGTGTCAGCTGTCCGATATTGAAAGCCTGCCCAGGTTGTATTTGGATCTGGCCCGTCCCATGTGAACGTATTTTTAGCTCCGTAATCCTTCGAGTCCCATCTATCCCATAAATAAACGGGAGCAAAACCGCCTCTTACTCCTGTAGCCGCATAATAAGCATCTGCCGCATCTGATAAAAAGTCCAAGACGACATTTACCCCCGTTGACTCATTAAGCTTCTCCCAAATGTACGGAGCCTGGTAACCGGAATATGGCATTCCTCTCCAATTCATAATTTGATTGTTTTCTGTTCCAAAACCGAAAGGTGCCACCCATGGCGTATAGTTCAGAACCGGAAGAGGATACGGTCTTACGTATTCAATCGTCAATTTATGGGCTGCTGGTTCATTATCATTAATGCAGAAGGTAGATATATTGGTTTGAAGCGGCATCTTCTGCAGCACTCCGATATAGACAATCTCGCACCAGGCCTGAATATTCAATCCATTCAGTGCGTAATTCCGCACACGCCCACCCGCCGGCCTTGTCACACCTGATATATCCACCTCCTGGTAATCTGCCAGCACAAAGTCACTCCAGGAGAGAGCCACCGTGCCAAAAGATGATCGATCTGGCAGATTGGCCACCCAACCTACGCCATTGGCATCTGTTACGACCATGCCCATTCCATTTCCACGATATTGCATCGGTAAAATCGTACTAGGCATCCCTTCGGCAAAGGTTAGAAAATACTGCGCCCAGCCGGTGTAGGTATATACAATCTCTTTAGGAATCGGTGTTCCATCTTCATCCGTCTCCGAGTAGTCTACGATGGTGCCTTTCTCTTCACCCCGAAAAAACTGAAATCGCCGCGCAGTCGCTCCCAATGATGTAGAAACATCCGTGTAGCTCACTGTGCTATGCGAACTTTTTACAATAAAGCCACTCTGGCTATCCGGTCTATAATACGCGCTCCATCTAACCTGACTAGCATTATAAAAATCTGTATACCGCAGCGATATGGTTTGAAGGTTATTCCCGCCAATAAGCTGCAATCGAGCCTCCCAATATTGGTCATAATGCTCTATATTAGGTATGATGACGGCTTTAGCCGTTAAGGGAATATCCGAAGCTAAGCGCACATCTATATACTTGTTAGCATTATCCCACTTTTCCTGTATATTCCCTTTGCCAATTTCCACAGATTTATAATTGCCGTCCGCTTTTACCTCTAGCACAATATGTCCACTTGGCTTTCGATAAGACCTTGTTTTATTGGCTCGCATATCATAAATATAAGTACCTGCTGAGTTGAGAGCATCGGTACTGCTCGTATCCAAGGCCAAATAATCATTATTCACAGTAATTTGATGTGACATATAAATCATATTTTTAGTTGCTTCTCTTGCCTTATACCATTTTGTGTTTCCTGTAAAACGGTATAACAGTTCATAACAGTCATAAGACCAAAAGAGGGAATCAACCGCTGCACCTTTTTCACCATCTTTATATTTACGCCAAATCGGATACGCGTCGAAAACTTCATTTTTATGGATAATCGGCCCGGTAAGTGTTGATAGTGCCACATATAAATCGCCTGTAAAGTTTGAACGAAGCCTAATTAATGTTCCAGACGATACAGGTTCAAAATAATAAACATCATATTTCGTGCCGATAATATCTGCTGTTGGGCTATCCCAGCTCAATCGGCTGTCTAATGAACGGGCAGAAAATACTCGGTTTACATCTTTAGAGGTATAGCCTACACCGCCAGCAAAATGAATAACATCATCCAAAACGAATTCCTCAGAGGTTGCTTGACTCTGCTTAGCATTAACAAGCCAGTAAGGAACCCATAATTGGTTGGTTACATTGGGCTCAGGAAGAGACATGCCGCTGTAATAAACCCAATCCAGTGAAGAGGCAAGATGAAGAGCCTTATCCAGCCACTCTCGTTCATGAGTCGTTCCATACATATCCAAATAACCCCGCAAAGCTAAAAATTGTCCTTCTGAGGTTCCTGCATAGGCTGGAAAATAACCGCCACGCCCTACTTCATTATGAAAATGCGCTACGGTAACTCCCTCTGAGTTCGTAATATTAGGCAAAGCATCCCTTGTATACTTCGTTAAAAATTGACTGTAGCCTTTTATCCATTTTCCAATCTTGGGGATGGAGAAAGCGATGGATTGAGAAGTAAATAATCTGCTTTTATCAACCGCCATTACAAATCACTCCTAAACCACATCTGACCGACAGCGGGACTAGTCGGATCAGCGGTGCGCACGTCTATGCCAAACCCTACACCACTCTCTCCCACCTTTAGCTCAACCAATTCTCCATTTGACTCACGGTAATATTGAATAGCAATACCGTCTGTCAGCTTTCGAATGAAACTCTTCCCTCTATTTCCGTTGCCATTTCCTGATCCCAACTGAAACTCTGGCAAATATTGCCCATCCTTCAGTTGAAAGCTAATCGCGGATTTCACCAACTCATTATAAACGTACTGCATAACCCCCCAGCTTGTTGGCTGAGCGGTAACAGCAGTTTTAGCTGAGTTGGTCCAATATAGTAAGTTGCCATAGCGGTCTCTAGCCTGTTCTATTGAACTCCCCGACCGGCTGGCAGTTACCCACTCGGCCGTCTGCCCTCTTATACGAATATAATTAACATCCGAAGTATCGCCATTTAAATACTTTTTCACCTTGTCACTTGTTTCCAGCTGATCCACCGTAAGCTCGGCGATATACCCCTTATCCGCAGCTAATACATTCGTTATCGTTACATTAGATACAACAAAATCAATTTCCGCCTCTACTGCCGCAAGAAGCTCCGTTATTTTTATTTTATCTACTGTGATAGAGCCAGCAGCAATATTGTCTGAGGTGATGGTTCCCGCTGCAATCTGGTCTGAAGTAATCGTCCCTGCTGCAATCTCATTAGCTGTTATAGAACCAGCCTCAATATTGTCGGCTTTAATTCCCCTTGCACGGATATTTTCAAAATCTAAATTGCCGTTTACTAGATATTTCACGGTTTTTTGCAGCTTAGCGAGCTGCTCAAAGGAATCCTCTATCGTACCAACCTCTGCCGCAACATGTATGCTTTGCGTGGGCATACCATCACCTCCTTGTAGGCAACTGACGGAGCTGCCTTGTAATTTCGTGGATCGTCACTCTTCCCGTTGCTACAATTTTAAGCCTTACACTATTAGCAGCAGCAATACTGTTAATAGGAACTAAAATCTCCTTATATCTAATGCCTGTGTCGGTTGATATGATAGGCAATGGTATCCAACTGTTTCCTGTTGGTTGTCCGCTAATAAGTATTTGAAGTGTACTTCCGGCTGCTAAAGTAGCGACAACCCAAAGCCTAAACCAGTGCTGCTTCCGCGCCAGACTGTCTGCCGTGAATGGCTTTGTCACCGCCGTCGCTGTAATAACTCCTCCTGCATCTGTATCTGCTCCTAAACGCAATATTCTTCCTGTTGCATCGCCAACATACATATAATCGCCAACGCGAAGCATCTGCATTGCAGAAATGCCGTCCCATGTATACCATGCCTGATGAATAGGATCAAGCTGCAGGATACAGTTGATTTGAGAGGAGGTGTCTAAAGGCACACCAAAGTACAGGCTTGCCCCATCGTTTCCAGCAACACTTTTGTGAATATTTGCTTTATTGGCATTGTTTATGATGGTCTGTATAGGCATAGAGTAATCCTTACGAGGACGAATCCCTCCGCTATACCGATAGATCCCATCCCTCGATATGAAAGGAAGTGTCTCATCATAAGCAATAATTGCCTTATTGCTTACGGCTCCAATATCAGAAGCTACCTTATCCATGCTGTAGCTTTGCGGGCCCTTGCCATATAGCTCATGCATACTGGAGGGCTTAAAGACGGTCAAGTGTCCATTGCCTGCATTCAGCCCATTAATCGTCTCGCCATCTGGCGTATCAACCGCAATCTCGCCCGCATCATCTACGGTTGTCCAGTCGTCGGCTTCATTAAGTGCTGAGAACCGAATAGAATTGCCGATTGCACAATATAGTCGATTAGAGTGAGTCGTAATAAAATTGCCTCCTGCTGGAGCATTTGCAAGGTTTTGAACAGTTACTCCGTCATATCTTTTTATAGCATCAATGCCATTTGACCCAATTAAATTAATTCCTGACAAGTTGCCTTTAAAGTTGCAGAAGGTCCATTCCGCAGCCGTATTAAGTCCTGATGCAAGAATAGTCCATACTACTGTATCCCACTTGCGCCAAGTTCCATCTGAAAATACGGCATGCAGCTCCTTCCCTTTCCAAGCCCCCATACCCAGCACAGAGCCAGAACCATATGCCCCAATTACCGTGTATCCCTTACGAGTTGTAATAGCTGGATATTTGTTGGCGCTAAAATTAGTAAGCTCAGTGAAAACGTCATCTGGCAAGTTAAAGCCCTCATCATCGGGTTTGAATATCCCGTTAAACGCTCTCACAGGTATTGGATCGGAAACGCCCCGTATGCCTTGCCACATGCGATCTACCACAATGTCGTCTCCTTTACTCTCCTAATTCCCATAGTCTTAATATCCCTCTGTGCATCCTGCAAAAGGGATAAAAATTCAGCGCGGAAGTTATTGAGCATATCCACATCTTTCTGCAGTCCGGCAATCCATGCGGCCGCATCATAAATGTAAAGCCCATGGTAATCTTCAGGAAGCCCTGGCGTATCAGTCAGGTGACCTGCACTTAGTGCAGGAGGACGCTGTCTATACAACAGAACAACCTCTGATTGAATAGGGTTCGGCTCTAAATAAAGCTTGCCGCCAATCATTTTTGCATGTAAATTTGGCGCCCCTTGCAAATTAGGCGATATTTTTGTATAGCTCATTCCCCCAACCGTAATCATCTGAATACGATCTTCCGGACAATCTGCGGGCAGCACATATCCATTAACTGCAGTTGTTACAAAAATATGTTCCTTATTAGGTAAAGGAAATGATCGAAAAAGCCGTCGAGAGAGTTCATTGAACCTGCCGACTATTTCAGCATCGGTAAGGTCATTGAATATCTCTAGCCGGACACGTTCGATTAACTCTCCTACGTTCATGTACTTGCACCGCCAATCGATACGGAATATTTATCGCCGTTATACATATCCTTGGCAAAATCCTTTGCCAGCTGTTCCTTGCGCTGTTCCATATGATGCTCCCTCATTTCGTCAGCCTTCTCGATTACAGCCGAAGCGCTAAAACCGTTAGCGGTATGGATTTTACGAATGTGCGTGACAACGCGGCTCGACAGCTCGGGAAAACCACTCTGTGGCAGCTTCATAACCGCAAGCTCCGTCCAGCCATCTATAATTAAATGTTCTCCTGTATGAGGATTCCACATTAAATATAGATGCTCATCATAGGCTTGCAATTGTGGCTCAACGTCATATAAATCATTAATCATCACTCTGGTAAAACCGTCTTTATAGTGTCTATTCATTGATCCTCCTATAAAAAAGGGGCCCGAGGGCCCCCTTCATTTTGATGCTTAAATTAATAGCCAGTCGGTTCGTTAAGATCTCCCAATTCGCCAAACGAACGACGATTATGGCAAACCATCGTCTCGTAGCAAAATGCTGTTGCCTCATAGGCAGCTTTGTTAGGGACTCTGCTAAACATACTGCCGTCTTCATCCATAAAGGCAAGCTGCGATGTATAGTACAGGCCCAGATCATCCCAGTTTCCAGCCCAAATACGTTTAGCTGGCATATAGCGATCAACGATCAGCGGCATACCGTCAAACTCAATCGCTTTATAGCCGCCTTCCAGCTCCATCGGATTAACAAAACGCTTCATAGAAGTAAGAGACGCCTCATAAGCTGCACGAACACCATGGGAGCAAGCAAGCCATTCCACTTTTTTGCCACTCACAATATCCAGCCGATCGAGCAGTGAACGAATAAGCGTATCGGATACCGCTCTGCCTGTACCGCCGTTCGCCATTACAGTGGACTGCCACCATGTATATGTGGCTGGATCAAGCGTTTGCAGTGCTTTAGTCTTGCTGATGATACCCGCCAGCCCCATTGGCTCCAAGTTAAATGCGCCAGTAGATACCGCAATTTGACCAGCCGTCGTTGCAACTGCTGCTCCGCTGATTGTAATTGTTTTAGCATCGTAATCAACCGAGGTGATCGTACGACCCGTTGCAGCTGCAGTATTTGGCAATGTATAAATATCGATAACCTGGCCGACAAAAAACAAACGGACATCATCTACGTTAAGTGTCGTTGATGCCGACTGAGCTGGAAATGCCGCCAATTTACCACTTCCGTCACCTAGGGAAACACGACGCATGTAGTTTTGAAGGTCTGTTGTTAAACCTTTGACCTCGCTTGTCAATGCACGAATATATGACGTTTCGTCACGTTTGGAGGCTTGAATGGTAGCGTTGGATACTTGAAGTCGGCCATGAACATAGGCAACGTTACCAGAAGAGCCTTTGTAGCCTTGTTGACCCGCGCTTGGCAGATCACCCATTTCTGTACCGGCCCCTACACCGCTATTACGGCCAAAGTGATGGGCGATATAAAAGTTTTTGCCATCACCATCAATTTTCTCGGCCTTATCCTTCAATTTTTTAATAAAGTAGTTGGAACCGTTATTGACCTGCTCCTGCACCTCAGGCAAATAATCAATTTTTAGAGCTTCTTCAATAGTGGACAATGTAGCTGGCATATATAATTCCTCCTCTTATTCTGCATTCCGAGATGCTTTGATTCGCTCAATCGCTCGAGCTTCTGCCCCTTTGAATCCTCCACCTATTTTGGTGTTGGATAGAGCGGCTGCACCTGGTGCGCTGTCTGTTTTTACTCCACGTTTGGAGTTAAGATAATCTTTAATGGCATCCTCTTTAGCTGAGGAAAGCTTAGACTCTAGAGCATCTGCTTTCATAGCTTTGAAAGCAAACTCAGGCTTTGCAATTTCATTCTCATGCATATACTTCCAAAGCTCCTCATGGTGAAGGGAATTGCCATCGATTTTCTTATCGATACAAAATTCCTTCAGCATGTTTTCGAAGTCCTGAACCGCTTGCTTTTGACTCTGTTCCGCCTCCATTTCATCCGCTCGTGCAGCCTTTGCCTCAAGCTCCTCGATACGGCGCTTCACTTGTGGAGAAACATTTTCCTCTTCTGCGCGATCCTGCAGTTCAATCAGCTCAATTTGCTCCTTAAGGGTCATAATATCGTTTATACCGCTGGCCCGCTGGAGATACTCGGCAGCCTGTCGATACATGTCATGATCCTTGTATTCCTTGCGAATTTGCTCAATTTCATCCTCCTTTTCCAGCCGCCATTTCTCTTGAGCGGCTGCGAGTCTTTTAGCAAAAGCAATATCCTCCTTGCCCTGACCTTCAGTAACCTTTTGAATATTCACTTAACCTACCTCCTCCTTCTTCATACTCCCCGGCGTCAGGAGCTAATTTAACGCCCGATTTTTCTGTCTTTGTTCCTCAAATAAATGAAGCTTTAAATTGAAAAACAGTTTTGACATAGTCATTACTCGAGTTATGCGGCGGCCATAACCTATTAACGCCCGCAGATATAGTGAACGGGCTACAAGACTGTCACTTGTAGCCCGTTACAGGGTTTCGATTACAAATTCAGTTTCACGTTCCTCAACTAACTGCCAATCGCCATTATAGTCAGGACGGTATGGGTCATCGTCAGTGCCGGTACCAATCTTACTTACCGTAATAATCATTTTATAAGGCCTCCACTTTAAAATTATCAAGACGACAAACCGAACCCGCAGACTCCAAACCAACACGTGTTGGCGTCTGAAAAGTGGTGTCTGTCACAGTCACCTTGAGCTCGTTATTGTAATAGCCTTGAAACTGGTTTCCGTTAACTATAATTTTCAAAGTATCTCCATCCGTAGGCGTAACGGAAAATGAAGAGAGTGACGTGGTTGATCCAGCTAATCGTCGCTGCATAAATACAGTGTTCGAGCTCAGCACAAACCTATACCAGTTAGCGGAATCAGTAAATCTGAAAACCAGGCCCGAACGATTGACCCGTACCGCGAGAGAAATTTCCGCCTTATAATCCGTAAAGCCTGCATCTACTGTAGCGTAATTTTCCGTACCTGTAGGCGTATACGCACGTTGAGATTGAATCCCCCATGTGCCTGTGTGGCTTGTCCACGGCTGTCCCGTATCTGTAAAACCTAAAACAGAGCTATTATCATCACGGTCAAAGCTATCTGTGGCAATAAGCTTGCTGGATCTGCCGCCCGCTAAGCTATTTGATCCGTTAAGGCTAATATTAAGTCCCAGCCCCAGCCAGACCCCCATTAGTAAAATCCTCTTATTCCTGCTGCTGTCGTAGATGTTGCTAGTACCTTTACTACAGAAATAGGATACATGCCGGTGGGCAAGGCGGGAATAATCGCTGTAGTACCGTCGAACATCTGCACATTTAGATCGCCTCCAGTTCCTACATAAATAGCACGGGTAGCCTCAAAAAGATTGCTGTCGCTAGGTGCAATAACCTTAATGCCTACCGCTGGTCCATCATGCATAGGGATATCCCCTTTCACTTTTGATATTATTTTCCACTATACTCTCTGTCCATTCTGCTGCTGTTGAGCTTCAGCCAAAGCTTGCTTTTCCAATAAAGGTGCATTCAGCCGGCTTACGTGCTCCTCATAGTGCTGATCGACAAGTGAACGCAGCTCTGGCGGCATTTCACGATAACGGCCTGATTTTCTAAACGTATTATGGACGTAAATGTGTACCTCGTCGTCGTCGCTATCCCATAAGCTTGGTATATCCGGTGGCTTCGGAGGCATATATGGCGCCCACTGCTCATGCGGTATACCCGCTTGTTGAAGCTGCTGCTGAATAATCTGTGTCTGCTCGTTGTACATGTTAAGCATCCGCATAAACTCAACATTATCCTGCAAGTCTTCAAAAGCTTTATTTTCAAGCTTAGCGTTATTACTGTCGAGTGCTTCTTGCTCGAATAATGCTGTAGAATCTCCCATACCCATCAGACGCAATAATTTGGCCGGATCAGGTGTCCCGTCCTTCTTGATAATTGCCCCTGCTCCCCACATAGTCATCACCCGTTCCTGCTGCGCCGCCTTCATTTCTGGCAGGCTGGAACCTTGAACAATGTTGATGTCCTCAAAACCCGTTAAGTCAGAGCCACTAAAACTAATCAGTTCAATTTCATTATCCTCACCCAGCAGCCTTGACTGGCGCTCCTCTGTGTAATGGTCCTTAAGCAGCCTCAAAATACGCTGCATAACCTTTTTCATTCCTTGCTCATAATTCTGGGAAGCTACGGCTAGCTTTTCATTCTCCTGCTCTACCATAAGCTCTAAGCCGCCAAGCGTATCAAGTCCAGCAGGCAATCGCCCTTGTGATACTTCGCGAGCTCCGCTCATATCATCTAAATCAATAGCATTTTGGAGCAGTTCCTGGCTGTAGAATGACGGAATGTCTGGAGCGTATATCCGTTCGGGCTTAGCATTGTTAATTGGGTTATACGAAATAATACCTGCAATTTCATTGGTTAAGTCTTCTTCATCTACTCCACTGCCTATTGGGTTCAGCCACATCGAGTTACCCAGCCTCCTTGCATGAGTGGCGACCATTGATCGTAGAACATTAATTTCACGCTGCGGAGCCAGCATATCCGTTACAATGGCATCGTATTGAATAGACCCCGGTATTGGAATATAGCCAAATAGCTGGTATGGCAATTCTCCGGAGTTTTCACTATAATCAAGCTCCTGGCCATTGCAAACCGTGATTTTTGCTCCTGCAGGGTATCGTTTGCAGGGCTTATACCAAAGCTCATAAACGATAGCCTGATTTTGCAATCCCCTATTGCTATAAGCGCCTCCCCCGTCCAATGACGTTTTAGCTATGTCATAGCGGTTGAGATAATCTATATTGGCATCAGGGCTGACCTGTACACCGTACTCTTCGTAGATTTCATCTACATCGCGAGCCTTTCGCTCAATGATCCAGCGTATCTCTTCTTCAGTGGTCGCTGCAGGATCTGCAAAAATAGTTAAAGGGTCACACACTCGAGCACGAATAGCTCCTTCATTCACGGACTTGCTTCCACCCTTTACCCACTCCTCGTAACCTGGCTCGCCTTCGTTTGGTGTGAGATCCATTCCCACTTCACTATCGAACCAGGTTTTGACCCAGCAGCGCTTCTGAATCAGCATATAGAGGAACATTTCTTTCGTTTTCCTGCTTAAATCAAGCTCCTGCCAGAGGACATGCATATATTTGTCTGCTGCCTTGGCAGCATCAATATCTGTCTGATCCTTGCTTCCAGGAATCACATCGAATTTGAGCTTGTTTTTTATATGCTTAGCAAGCAATGCCATAATTCTTGGCCTGATTTTATTACGAGTCACTCTTGTCTCGCCAGACGGCTGTGACATAGCCTGAACACGACGCTCTCCACTATTCCAGCCTATCCATTGATTGCCAAGATAATAATTTATATTGACAAGCTGTTGACGAATATCCGTCCAGTTTTCGGCGCTTTTAAATAATAGATCAACACGATCAGGAGTGAGCCGTTTGGGCTCTTGTCCTACTGCGTTCGCATTAGTAATGGCATTTTGTTTAGACACGGCTCACGCCCTCCTATTTTTGCATCTGAGCAGCTAACACCGCTTCTCGCAAACGCTGGTCCCCCCATTGTGGTACATAATGTACCTGGTTCGTCTTAAGCCACTCGATCAACTCTGAGCGCTCCATCGTCTGCATTTCCTCTACTTCAATTCCAGATTTATCATTATTATTAGGATTAATAGTAATTGTGTGATGAGGAACAATAACCTCTTCGATTTTCACTTCGACGAAGCCATAGGTAGGATCCACCTCTGCCCGGCGCTCATAAGCATCTCTAGCATCTGCGGCCGCCCCGTAACGCTCATCAAATCCACATGTATATTTAAATAAATTCATGCTCTATTAACCTCCTTAAAGTGGCTCGAGCGGTGCTCGCTCTATCATTCCCAGTTTTGTTTTTAATATCTTGACTTCCGCATGCTTAAATTCACCAAATGATGGGGCTTGGATTCGATCAAGCAATTGCTGGCGCTCCAATAACCAAGCCTCCCGCTCATTAGTCCAGCGCTCAAACAAATCAGCATTTGTACGCTCATACATACTTCCCAATCTTTCCACATGCATCAGAAGCATTACGATTAGCCCGATTTGCGCCAGTGCGCTAATCAAAATAACTAGCAGCAGTTCCTTATTCATAGTGGCTGAATTCCTTTCTTTTTCTTTTTCCCTTGATTCGCAATGTTTCGCCTAATACGAGCCTCTAAGCTATTATCGCAATCCTCTCCAAGCTTTAAGTTGCCGCCAAAATAAATAAAGCGATGGAGCGCTTGGCTCATCGCATCTACTTGATCATCATGTTTTCCGTTTGGAAAACTGGCAGCTTCTTCAACAAAATCATTTACCCATGCCTTTCGAGGCAAATAGACATTTCCCGATTCAATGTAAGCTGATACGGCATTCACCCTTGAAACCTTTCCACCTTCTGGATTAACGGCAATAATGCCTCCTATTTGCCCCTGCAGTGTCTGAATGATCGCCGAACCATTGGCTTTATCTTCAATCAGCTTAACCGCTGCATCAGGATACTTCATGCAAATATTCCGTATGCTTTGTATCGTGGCAGGAAAATTGAGCTTCGCTCTAATTTGATCGACCAAATACATGTTTGCCTGATTTTTCCCCCATACTTGTATAACCACATAATCACTATCGGCCTCATCCTTAAAGGCAGCATCCACAGAAATAAGAAGTGATGCAAAAGGTGGGGCATTTTCGTAGTATCTCCACCACTCACGCTTGAGAAAGCTGCCCTCAGCCGCACTTGGGCGCTGCTGATAGAGAGCGTTAAATACCCTTGAACCTACATCCATCCTGATCTGGTCCATACGATGCTTGTCGAAACCAAACTCAGGCCATAGAGGCTGCCCCTCCTCTCTGCCTAGATAATCATCTTTTTCTGCCAAAGCTGGAAAGTTAATGACTGTCCACTTTTCCCCGCGATGAGTTCCTTCAGCAATCGCATCGGCCTCTTTTTTGAGCAGCCTGCCGACAAGATCATCCTCATGCCAACGGGTCATGACGACAATGATGCGTCCATCTGGCGTTAAACGAGTGTAGAGGGTTGACGTATACCAATCCCAAATCTTGTCTCGCATGGTTTCGCTATCCGCTTCCTCCGCGTTTTTTACTGGATCATCAATAATAGCGATTTTTGCGCCTTTGCCTGTAATTGCCCCGCCCACACCAGCTGCTGTTACACCGCCCCGATAGCCTTCAATTCCCCAAGACTCCGCAGCTTTATTAATAGGGTCAACACTCACTTCAAAAACATGTTTATTAGCCATTAACGTATCGCGGGCAATTCTCGAAAAACCGCGGCTTAAATCTACAGAATAGGAGGCCAAAATAATTTCATCTACCGGATTTCGTCCAAGATGCCAAGCCGGAAATTTTTTACTGACCCGTTCGCTTTTGCCATGCCGTGGCGGCATCGTAATGATTACCCTTTTCAGCTCGCCTGATGAAACCTTAATAAGTGCCTCATCCAACACATCCAAATGTTTCCCTTCCCTGTCATGAAACTTGCTATCATAGTCAACAAAATAGCTAAAATCAATATAAGCCCGAGCACATTGAATTTCATCCAGTGTCGGCAGCTTTTCCAATGATCTGTTCAAGCTGTTCCAGCTCCTTTGCGCTAAGCTTCCGCAAGTCATGACTATGAGAATGGACCAGTTGCCCCTTTAGCTCGAATTTGTCCTTAAACATCCCAAGATGACGGCCTATCTTCTCAAGGGCACTTACCTTATCATGCAGCTTAAACTTCACACTGCCTCCAGAGCCAGTAATGGTCTGGCTGACCTCGGCTATGCATGCTGCTTGATCAGATGAGAGCATCTCTGAATTAATAAGCGATACGCCGTTATCCCCCCATGTTGTAAACATTCGCATATCACTAAATCCGATCTTAGCTAACTCATGCAGAACTCTATCCTGTGTAATTTCAGTACGCTGCTCTCGTTCTTTCATCCGTTTTTGAAGCGTTTCTTGGATATTAGCATTAGCTAGTAGTCTGGATCCCTGATCTCCTGCTGTCTTCATGCTATAACCAGCACGTCTGGCTGCAGCAGCCGCATTTAAATCAACGAGATATTCATCTATAAACCGGGCCTGTCTAGCTGTAAGAGACATTACATATCACCTCACTCCTTGTTCATTTTTAGCCAAAACAGTATATAGAAAAATAAAAGGCCACTCGGTTAGGAGTGACCCCGTGATAATGTATATAAGACTTGCATGTGCCGCTTATATTTTATTACCACACTAGCATAATAACACGGTTTATAAGGCCAAAAGTGCCATCATAGTGCCAACTCATCTCCAACCCAGTTTTTCTGCAACAGCATTTACGATTTCATCTCGCCAACGCAGCGCTTGCCTTCGGCTGACATGCAAATGATCAGCCGTCCCATCCCACGTTAAGGGTTGCGATTTCGTCCAGTAACGAAGCTTAATAAGCTCTCTCTTTTCAAAAGGCAGCCTTTCGACTACCGTTTCAATCGCATCAACGATATTTTGCAGCTGCTCTAGTTTCTTATGGCTGGTTAACAGCAGCGCTGCACGTCCTGTTGGGTCACCAGGCAAATTACTTCGACCTCCACCAATGTTTTCATCGTCTCTATATCTTCCATGCAGAATTTCATTCCTCAGTCGAACAATTTCCTTTTGGGTATCCTGATAAGCATAAAATTCACTTTCCACATGCTGAAAAGTTCCCTTTTTAAGTTTAGGCTCTTTAATCATTGATCGTTCCTCCTGTTTTCTCAACTGTTGTTCTCTACTTTATGCACCACTGCTTTAATAGCAATCAAACAGTCAATTTAATTGACGTATAAGTTAAAAAAAAAGAGTTTACTTAAAAAACAATTTGCGTCAATTAAATTGACTGTGTATAATGAAGAAAATATTATAGCCGGTTTAATTGCCAGCAAACTCAATATCCTGGTCTGCTAAATCAGGAAATAGCGTTTCCGCATTTGTTCCAAAATATTTAACTAATTTAAATAGCAGCTTAGCATCGGGATTAGCTCTTCCATTCTCAATATGTCGAATATGGCTCTCAGTAACGCCCACTGCAAATGCAACTTCGCGCTGCGTTTTTTTAAAGCTTTTACGATAGTTGCTAAATACCATTCTTTTCACAGCACTACTCTTATTTTTCAT